AGGTCGTGTCGGGCACGCCGTTGAACGTCCGCGCGGTGGTGATCACCTTGTCGACGACAACATCGCCGGCGCCGTTCACTTTCCACGTCGAAAGACCCGAGCCGAGGAAGGCGTCGCGCGTCGCATAGTCCAACCATCCCGCCCGGTCGCGCGGCGGCAAAAGACCCTCGACGACAAGTCCGGTCTGGTTTCGCGACACATTGCCTGTCGCCCCGTCGGAAAGCCACGGCACGATGCGCGCCACGATGCCCGCCGCCCACTGCCAGACCGGATTGGGCGCATTCGAAGATGCGATCACCGGCAAGATAGAAAGATGGCGATCGTCGAGCGCCAGGCCGGCGGTCGTCAGGTTCCCGATGGAGTCCGCCATCGGGAAAAAGACATGCCCATAAATCTGCCGGTTCCACGCCCAACGGCCCGAGATATCCGACAAAAGGGTCGAGTAGCGCGCCACATTGGTTGCGTCGGCAAAAGCGCTGACGATCCAGTCGAATTCATCGTCGCCGAGAGCCGCGAGACCGGCAGTCAGGTCGGGCGTGCCCGCACCGGACGTCGGCGCGGCGATCGCGACCTTGCTGGAAAGCACGTTCGAACCGTCAAGCGCCGGCACGACAATGTCGATCCCGTTGCAGATCGTGCCTGCATGGCGCGGCGTCAGCGTAACGACGTTGGTTCCGGCGGCGGCCGTGAAGGGCAGGCTCGCGCCGGTGAGGCGATTGAAATAGCCGTTAATGGCCGCAGCAAGCGCCGTTGCGACCGCGTTGGCCGTGTCGCCGGCCGCGACGGTAAACATGACCGTTTCACCGGCAATCTGGACGGCGGCGGCGCCTGCCGCAGGCGCGGGGCTGATGGTGAGCGAACGGCTTCCCTTGGTGCCGGTTTCCGGCACGGCAAGGATCCAGATTTCCTGCGCCGGCGCATTCTGGCGGGCAAGCCGCACCATGTCGTCGAGCATGGAGCCAGCGCCGGCCAGGCGACGCGCCTCGGCGATGGTCGGGCAGGGCGTCGGTGTATTGGCGGCGATGACCGCGCCGGCAAGCGCGTGCCCGACCAGCAAGAGCCGCGAGCGGTTTTCGAACTGGCCGCCTGAATTCACTTCAAAGGCGATGATCGGCGCGATGAGATTACCGGGAATGGTGTTGAACATTGATCAGGCCTCGTTGGTTTTGCGGCGGCCGTCAGCGGTCGCGCGTTCGGGTTGCGGTTTGACCTCGACGATGTCGCCATCCTCGAAAAGCGTTCGGTAATAGGGCTTGGCAATGTCTGCCGCGACGCCGTCGGGCGGCATCAGGCGCCCGTCACGGTCGGGCATCGGTATGGCAAGGCCCGGCCGCGCCGGCGCATAAAGCTTCGGGTTCGCCATCGTTTTACTCCGTTTCTACGGTGAGGCCCGCGCCGAGCGCCGGGTCGGCAAAGTCGATGCAGGCAAGCGGCGTGCGCGCAACCTCGTTGAAGTGACCGGCAAGCACGGCAAGCTTTGCCGCAGCCGGTGACCCGGCAGGCAACAAGCCCGCCAGTGTCGCCAGCGGTTCCGGCAAGCCTGCGCTGTCCGAAAATTCGTCGTCGGGCAGGCTCAAGGTGAGCCGCAAGGTTATCCGGTGCCAGCGCGCGCCGAGCTGCGGAATGGCGAAGGCTTCTTCCTCCCACCGCACGACCCTGCGCACGAAACGCCGGAACAGGCGGCCGCGCTCGTCATACATCAAGAGGCGCCGCACCTGCGCGCACAGGGCGGCAAGCACAAGCCGCGCATCCCAATCGTCGGCAGGCATGGCGTCGGCGAACGGCGCGCCGGCCTCGTCGTTAGCGGCGACCGCAAGTTCGGCGACGATTTCGAGCACGCCCTCGGCCGCGCCATCGTCGAAAGCGCCGATTTCACCACGCGGCGCCGTCGAGGCGTCCGTCGTAAAGAGCGCGAGAACGGGCGTGAACTTCGCATCGCGGTCGAGGTCGTCGATCCCGACAAGCCGGCTATCGAATATCCTGACGCCGGCAAGCGTCGGAAACGCCCCGTCGCCGGCAAGCGCCGCCGTCGGGCACAGAACCTCAAGCGCGGCAAGCCGTGCGGCTTCGGCTGAAAGCATGATGCCCCTATCCCTTTATCAGTGCCAGGCCGAGGATGATGTTGCCGATGCCGTCCGGGTCGCGCGTGACGACCTCGAAAAGCTCGACCGTCGCAATCCTCAAGACATGGTCGCCGACGGCAATGTCGCCTGCGAAACCAGTCGAGCCGAAGATTTCCGGCGAGCGGCTGACCATGCGCTCGGCCTGCCCGATAATCGGCATTGCCCTGCGCCGCGCGGCGAGTTCGGTATCCTGGTAGAAGGCAATCGAAATGGCCGCCTCGGGTCGCGTTGCAGATGCAACCGCGCCGCCATGCGGCCCCTTGGCCCGGTCGCGGGGCTTGAGTGTCGCGGCCTCGCCGAACACTGCGTCGACCGCAGTTCGGGCAAGAGCGGCGAGGCGCGCGAACTCGCTTTGCATCGGCGCGCTAGATCGTGTCGCCGAGCAGCACCTGGCCGACCGTGTCGGCGGAAAGCGCGGCGGCGCCGGCAAAGCCGAACAGCGTATTTCCTGCGCTGGTCGTGGTGAAGCCGCTGTTGTCGGCCTTGAGATAGACCTTGACGCCCACCGTCCATGCCTCGCCGGTAATCTTGGCGGCCTCAAAAAGGCCTACGCGGACGACAGGAACGTCAACGCCCTCGGCGGCGGTTGCGGCGGCAAAGCCGCGCAGCGATCCAATGACAACCGGCTGGCCCGAAGTGACGCCGCCGGCAGGCGCCGGAACGGTGAGCGAATTACCGGGCTGGATATAGTTTTTCATCGAAGTTTCTTTCGACTTGCGGCCGCAGCCGCCGATTAATGGAAGGGCGAACGATGGCGCGGGCGGCTTTGCTCAAGCCGCCCGGCCGGTCATCGTGTCAGGCCGGTTTATTGGCCGGGGTTCTTGTAGCCGCCGCGATAGTCGACGGCGCCGACGCCGAAATCGTGTTCGACCGTCATGCCGATGCCCTGCGTCCCGAACGGCTCGTCGAAGCGAACGCGCGGTGCGGTGTAGCCGTCGAGATAGCCCCACTGGTAGACCGCCGCTTCCTCGGGGTCGGCGAGCAGATACCAGGCTTTGCCGGAAAGCTCGGCCGAAACAACCGGCTTCAGCTTGCCGACGAACGGATTAACCTTGAGGGAGTCGTTTGCGCTGATCGGCGCGAGATATTGCAGCGCCTCGACCGCCATGTCGGGCGACACAAGCAACACGCTCGGCGTCAGGTTGAGCGTCGACTTGCCGTCAATGCCGGTCTGTTTGCGCAGCGCGGCCTGCCCGGCCCCGATCGTGGTAACGTCGATGCCGGCGCCTGCCCCCGCAAGATTGTTGTGGCTGGCGTGGAAGATCACCTGACCGTCGGCAAGCTTGGTGTTGGCCGACAGCATCATGGCATAGAAGGTGATTTCCTCGAAGCGCGACACGGTGCGACCATAGCCGCCCATCAGGTCGGCGATGGCGCCGAGACGGTCATTGACCAGCATCTGCCGCGAAACGCGCAGTCCCTTTGCGTAGGGCACGACCGCGATCGTTTCCTTGCTTTCGCCGAACGTGCCGAACTTGATCTCGCCGGCTTCCGTCAGTTTTTCCAGCATCGGGAACTCGCCGATGCCGATTGCGGAATGTTGCCGGAAGTCCATGAAATCGCGGCGGCGGGAAATCTCGCGATAGCTCTGTTGCGCGAGGGCGTAACGACGCTCAAGCGTCGCATTGATCGCATCCGAGAAGATCGCCGGGAAGTCGCTCACCGCATGGAACGCGCGGGTGAGAACGTCCTCGCGTTCGCGCACGGTGCGAATGGCGCCACGGTGACCGATATGCGCCGCCGCGAATTCGACGACATCATGGTGATCCATGAAACCGCGCGCGGCGGCGGCTGTGTCGCCCGCCGGCGCAGGACCTCCGAGGCGGTACGCCATTGCGGCCACGATCCCCGAGCGGCGCGTTTCCGCCTCGTCGCGAATGACGCGCCCCGGCTGGGTGGGCGCCTGCTGCGACTGCGTTGCCAGATGGTCGAAGGCGCGGGTACGGAACGCCTCGACCGTGACATTTGTGTCGCGGATCGCCGTTTCGATGTCGGCGGCGGCAATGCCGGCACGGTTGCCGATCGACAGGATATCAGCGGCGCGGTTGCTGGCGCCGGGTGCCGGATCCGCCTCGCCCTCGTCATCCTCCTCCTCGGCTTTCGCGTCGATGGCGCTGCGCACCTGGACGATTTCGGCAAGAATGGCCTCATGTTCGCTTTCGATCGCGCGCGCGGCATCGTCGGACGTGTCGTCCTTGATCTCGGCAAGCTTGGCGGCTGCGCGGGTTTCGAGGTCGCGCAGTTTCTTGAGAAGCTTCTTCATTTCGGATTGCTCCAGTTAAACGCCTTGACCAAAGGCCGGAAAATGGTCGTGGCTCGCGAGGCGCGTGCTTTAGCGGGCCGTTTCGAGGGCACGCTTCCGCATGCGGATGCGTCGCGCCTCATTCTGGTCGGGCGCGCTAGCCCGGAATTCACAGCGGAACATCTTGGCCTTGCCGTCGCGCACCTGCGCGCCGACATCGGCCGGAACGGCGACAAAGGAGATTTCGAACGGCTCCCAATCGACGACCCGCCAGACTTGCGGATCCTTGCCCTTGTCGACTTCGATCTTGATCCTGCGATAGCCGACAGACAGCGACCGGATGATCTTGTCGCCGATCAGGCGAAACACCTTGTCGGCTTCGGGATTGTCCTCGGCCTTCGGGAAGCGCACCACGGCGCGCCCCTCGCCCTTTTCGATCCATGCCCGCTCGACGACGGCAAGCAACGACTTCAGCCCGCCATAGACGTCGTGGCTGTCAAGAACCGGCCCGCCGGCATTGAGGCGGTCGAGACGGATCGCCTTGTCGGAAACGACAAGCTCTTCAACGTAGCGTTGGCCGCTCATCCAGTCGAAGCGATCGACTTTTGCGCCTGTCGTCCACGTCACCTCGATCGTGCGCGCCTCGGCGTCGATCGCCGTGATCGGCGCGGCGCGCGTCTCGATCGGCAGGTCGCGATTGCCGTTATTCGTTATCTTCGGCGACTGCGGCTGGTTTATTGCCATTGTCGGATTGCCCTTTCATTGGCTTGCGGCCGTCGATATCGAGCGCGAGGCCCGCGCCGCCGCTCTGCTTGTCGAGGTGTTCGAAAAACGACGCCGTATCGGCGACGACCTGGCGCCAGTCGCGCCCCCATGCGCCGATGAATTCCTGCGGCGACAGGCGGCCCGATCTGACGGCCAGGATATCGGCCTCAAGATCCTTCTTCGGATCGATCGGCTCGACTGCCGGCATGATGTAGTCGAGGCGCAAGCCCTCGCGACGTGCCTTGATCTGCCCGGCCAGCACGGCCCGGTCGAGGACGCGCCGATAAACCGGCGCGATCAGCC